TGGGGCTAGTCTGCGTTTGCTTCCTCAGCGATTGTTAAATCTCTGAGGCATGCTCCCCGTCTTGTTAGGCAGAGTTGAGAAATCCTCAAGCTTCTTCCAGTCGTCATGGCCTGTTCGTTCGAGGTATCTCTGGTGGAGATCGTTGTCGAACTCGTGAGGGCCAAAGCTAACTGGATCTTGCTTGTAGTAGATCCTGTACTCCATCATCGTCCTTGAGCTTGGGCTGTAGAGCTTGTTTCGAACCTCTTCGAAACTCATCATCTCCACTCCCACGCCCTTCTCAGCGATTACAGCTCGGTAGTAGTCGTACTGCTCCTTGCCATAGTCATACGCTTCATACGAAAAAGCGTCAACCATGGCCTGGAGGGTCGACTTCGGGTTCAAGCCGGGAACTCCATAGTTCAGCATGTCTTCCATGCGGCGCTTAGGGAGTCTCATCCGGCAGAGACCGTCCTTCACACGAGCTTCGCGGCCAAGGAACGTGAAGTAGTCAGCTTCCCCTTCACGTCCAGCGGTCTTCTCTCCGGGAGTAACAGTGATTCCTTGCTGGGCGAACCAGCTGATGAGAGCCTCTGTTGAAAGCCCTCCAGGGTCACAGCCGATCACGGAATCATCTCCATACACAGCGAACGTAGCAGATTCATCTCCGAGGTGTCTTGTAGCAGACCTCAGGTAGAACATGTTCGCTAGCGTGTTGATGATAGTCGTCAGCGCATTGCCACTCGGGTTTCCCCAAGAGAGCTGATACACATACGGACCACAGACGTGGAGAGCTTGACAGACGTTTCTGCGCAAAGCTCGCCTCATGATCGCATCCTCTCCTCCATCAACGTAGAAAGAATCCATCAGGTCAAAGACGGCATTCAGCACATTCTCAGGGATCAGCTTGTCGAAGCGAGAGACATCCAAGGTAATGATCTTGGTAGTCTTTCGTCCAGCAGACAGTCTGGTCCAGAGGTGCTGAACAACGTCCTTATCCAGAATGTTGGCTCCATACATGGAATCACATCCCAGCTCGTGCAGTTGACCAAAGAAGAGCCGAAATTCTCCATAGTACTGCATGAGCAGGATGTTCAGGAACATGTTTCCAGCAGCGAACACTCTCGGCTCGTGCACCTTCTCAGGCACTCTGAGCTCGTCCTTCAACGTGTCAACGAAGGCAACCTGACCTCCAGCCAGCAGAAGCTGGCGGGTGTACAGGAACTCCTCCATTCCAGTAGGGGAAAGTGAGATGGGGTGGTGCTCAACAGGGAGTCTCTGAAGGAAAACTTCTTTTCCTCGAGCGGCTGTGGAAGAGTAGAAAGTCTTGTGTCCAGAATAGGAAACGTACGGATATCCAGGAGAGGTTTTCGTCACGATTCCATCGAACTGGAGACCAC